GGAGAGATTTGAACTCTCGCGCGCTTTTTAGACGCCTACTCCCTTAGCAGGGGAGAAAAAACCATTGAAAACACTGGGGAAATTGGCATTTGTAACATATTTTGTAGCATACAGAATTCACTCTGGCGAGTCGTTTTGCAACTGATTTACGGCATCGACCATGCCTTTCATGTCCGGGTGTACGTACCGTTGGGTAGTCGTTATCTTTGTGTGGCGCATGATTTCCTTGATCGTAAACGGGTCGATGTTTTTCATCGCGAGGGCTGTAGCGGTTGTATGGCGGCATGAGTAAGGTGGTAGCTTTTGCACTCCGGCGAGCTCCAAACACTCATAATATCTCTTGTAAAAATTATCTTTGTTTATGCAGCAGATATTTCCGACGCGCGATTTGCTTTCTTCGCATAGTTCATGCAGCACCGGCGCAACGAAATCCGGGAAGACCATAGGCGTTTCCTTCCGCTTCTTTGTCTTTATGCCGCCTCGGACGATCTCATTCTTTTCAAAGTCAATCATATCTTTCTTGAGCTTCAGAAGCTCACCGGGCATCATGCCGGTATAAATCATCGTTAAAATAAACCCAACGAAGTGGTCTTTTGCATACGCTTCCCATAGCTTTTTTACGTCGGCGTCGGTAAACGGTTCCGGCGATTTCTCTTCCAATTCCGGAAGCTTTATGTACTTTGCAAGATTCACGGTTGTCTGCTTTTCTGCGATTGCGAGGTTATAACAGTGGGAAAGGACGGTTTTCATATCTTTCCGTGTGTAATAGGTGCTGGCGTTGCGGTCGATAACATCCTGTATCTGCGCGATGGTAAGCGCGTCTATCTCACGGTCGGCGATTTCTCTCATGCGCTCGAAAGCCTTTTCCGCCGCTCCCTGACGATCAGCCGATAAGGACAGATAATCCCCACGCAGATATGTTTTGTAGTATTCTCTGAGAGTGGGGATTCGCTGCTCTTCCTTCGGAGGGTTTGCTGCATATTGGAGGGCGGCGCGCTTTGATGTAAACCCGCCTTTTGTTCGCATCTTTTGCCGAAGCTTGTCGTTCTCGTCTAGGTAAGTTCTTTCTGTCCAACGCGCCGTCCACGTCTTCCCTCGCTGGTAAGCGCTTCCCTGCCCGTTCCCGCGTGTCCGGTTTCGCCGCGCTTCCTGTTTTTTTCCGCACCAGCAACAGTAGGGCGCGCCGTCTGGGATTTCTTTTTTACACTTGATGCACTCCATGTTTCCCTCCACGTTCTTTTCGGATCGCGTAGAAAGTAATTGCCGAAGCCAGCGCTGAACCTACGATCAGGGCAATGCAAACCCATGCAGCTACGGACAAATCTCCATCGCGAATGAGGCCTGCGCTCCGACTCTGCGCATCCGTCACAAGGCAGGCAATCAGAGAAAAGGAGAGCAGCATACAAAACAGGGCGAGGACGTAACACATTGTATGTGTAGACTTTATCTGTGCGCTTTGCACGGCCGCTGTTGCCTCCAGTTTGGCGTTTTCAAGCTCGACGTGATGGATCTGCTTGGCCAGCTTTTCCGGGCTTCCGACGCGATTTTCAAGGCCGAACAGCTCGTCGAGCGACAACCCGAGCGTTTTGCATAGCGCAGCCGAGTTGTAAAGCCGTGGATCCGCTTGTGTTCCAGCGTATAATCGGCTCACGGCAGAGAAGGAAACGCCGGACTCGTTCGACAGCTCCTCCAACGTCATCCCGCTTGCATCTTTTGCCCTTCTGATCTTCCCCAGATACGCGCCGATAAACGGAGCGAGATCCTGTATTGCGGACATGATTACGCCTCCATTCGTAAGTTTCAGTTTTATTTCTTACATTTTCCATATAAAAATGCAAAACATATGACAAGAACGCAGGATTCGCCCTTTTCTTACAAACATTATCTGGTACAATGAAAACGTAGCAGATAGTTCCTGAATCCGGCATCTGTTGAAATGGCCCCACCGTATGTTCCAGATACGATGGGGCCGGGCAAACCAAATATTATATCAAATCATCAGTCCCATAAACTGTACACCATCGGATTCCTGATTCCCAAAAATAACGCGGTCTGTTTGTTTATAATACCATGTTGATTTTTAGAACAATCGTTCTATAATAAATGACAGGAGGAAAAAATATGGAGTGCATCAACATCCGGGTAAACAATGGGCGGGTCGACGTGACGGTCGACGGCGCGAAGCTGACGGACGTGCACAGCGTCAGCGTGGACTACATCAAGGGTATTCCGCTCCTGTTTTCCTGCGTCGCGGACGTAGGCCGGGAGCAGGACGAGCGGCGGGAGCCACACGTACTGCATTGATCTGAATCATCTTGGATTGCAAGTGCCGCAAGCTCCGTATCCGGCGGCTATGGCGTCGTCAGAGGAATCGAACCAGATTTCGTTTTCACTTAGTATCTTTTTGGCCCATCGGCAACTCGGTTTGTGGAATTTGTCGCTATCCTTGCTTGCGATGAATTTTCCAGCGGACTTACCCTGAGAAGGATCTGGAGAAGTAGTTTCCACAGGGGAGTCTGCCTCGCTGACGTCGGAATTGACGTCAGAAGAGAGCGCGTCGGGATTGACATCCTTTGAATTTGCTTCCTGCAAGAGATTGCCGGACTGATCTATAAAGCGGACATTGATATTATCAACCGGTTCGCCCGTGCTGAAATAGTGATACAGGCCGCCGCTCATATAGAACACCAAGGTCATGAGAGATTCCTGAAGGTTTACAGTGTCGGAAGACAGCGTGACGGTGAATTTTGTGTAGTCGTCGGAGGAATCAATCGCAGTGACGTTCGGGTAGTCCTCAGAGCCTACCATATCAGCAAGGCTGCTGTCGATCTGCTCCGCCATATCCTGAATCAGCTTTTTGTGGCAGGCTTCCGTCATAACGTACGTCACGGAGCCGTCCGCATTCAACGTGGCGGACTTGAAGCCGTCTGTCCGCTCGACTGCTGCGTCAAGCTCATCCTGTGTGGCGTCTTCGCCTACGTAGTCAGACGGAATTGTGATTTCAACTGTCCCGCCGCCGAACAACGTCCCGGAGTGCTTTTCCACGTTGAAGGATTGCGAAGATTGTTCAGGTGCATCCTGCGCGATGGACTGTTCGGGCGTTTCCGGCGTCTGGGAAACCGCCTCCTGTGCCTGTGCGGGCGGCTGATCCGCCTGCTTAGGCTGCTTCGGGAAGAGCAAGATGCCGAGAGCAGCCAATACGGTGACTCCGATCAGAATAAAATTCCTCGAAGAGCCGGTTTTTCTCCTGTTTTTTGCGCCGCATACCTTGCAAACGCGTTCACTGGCGTTGATCTGAGCACCGCAAGAGCGGCAGATCATCTTTCGGTTCGGCGTGTCACAGTGCGGGCAGAACTTCTCCCGTTCCGGGAACTCTGCCCCGCATCTTGGGCACTGCACAATATATTCATTTTTAGTCATCAATGCGGCACTCCTTATATGGTTTGTAAACAATTACATATTACCACTTAGAACCAGCAGCCGCAATGTAGAAGCTGCACAAAAATAAACGTCGGAATTTGGAAGATTAGAGAAGGAGGACGCAAAAATGACTTGTGTTCAGGGTGATCTGTGCTATAATAAGGGTGAAGAAATTGCGCCCGCTGATATTGGCTTTCAGTATTTAATGGAACTTACATCAGAGGAAAAACTAGAACTAATTAGAATGTGGAAGGAGCGAAACAATGTTTCTGAGCAAGGAAAAGTACGATAATATTATGCTGCAGTTGTGCAGAATCAGGACTGAAATTTCTACAAAAGATGAGTGCGGAGAAGCGTGCCGGATGTGCGAACACGCGATCGGCGCGGCCAGCCCAGGCGGCGACATCGTGCTTGTCTGCGAAAAAAAGCTTAAAGCAGTTTGCAGCGACTTTAGCCCTCGGATCCTGACAGACATTTGTTCAGGAAATTCCAGAAATGTTCAGACGTAAGCATCCCGAGCAGGAATGAGATTACTGCAATCACTAAATCATGGATTCGACTAGCCTTTGTGGACTTCTTCCGCTGATCAATATACGCCAAGTAGTCCTTCCCGCGTTCTTCTATTTCAATTGCGCAGGACGCGCCAAACGATAACACAGGGACACCATCTTTGCTGGGGATTGGGTGCAGATTTGCAAGTCCAAAATGTTTCAGCCTATTTGCGGTCTGGAAAATATCATCCGTCGCAAATATTCTGCTATCTGCCAACGCTTTAAGCATTTTTCTTTCATCTTTGCTCAACTCGATTTCCGAAAACGGAAGGTCGCTTGCATCATCCATTCTGCTTTCTCCGGCTCTTTAGCATACGCGCCATTTTGAGCAAATCACGGCGCTCATTTTCATCCGCAGAACTCCAAATGTCACGGAGTTCTGCGGTTTCGCTATCTTCGGCCTCATCCTTCGGGATGGGGTCTTTTTTTATGCCTTTGCCTATCAGTTCTTCTACTGTTACGCCGAAGTAGTCGGCGATTTTTTGCGCATTTACGTCAGAGGGTTTTGTCTTCCGCGCTTTCCAACAGCTTATTGTTGACTTGTCAATTCCGAGTTCTCGGCCAACGTATGCAGGGGTTTTGTTTACAGAAGCGCAAAGCGCAACAAAGTTGTCATAAAACACAATAATACACCTCTGGAATTGTTAAATACGACGAAAGTTGAATTAGTTTGCAAATAGCGGTTGACAGTTGAGAATGTTTGATGTATTATTGCCTTGTGGTTGAAAAAGTTTGCAACAGACAAGACCCAAGCAAATCAACGCTTGCGCCAATGCTAATGTGTTTCTCGCAAATTCATAGTAGCACAAACAGTAAACAATTTCAACAATAAATTTCAAAAGTTGACTGCGGCGAAAAGAAAAGCCGCCCGTGGTTCGTTCACGAGCGGGTTTCCCCAGAGTTGTTTACCAGAACGCGCTGCACAGGATGGTCGGCTGCATTACTTCGCATCCGTCCGAATTGGTAGAGTTCTTTCCACCGGCTCGGCAATACTATCCTGACACAAAACGAACTTGCGCTTCTATGGACGCGCCGCTCACTTTGGCAGTTCTGGCGCTGCCCCTTGCCCTAACGCATCACGCCGTTTCTTTGGTCTGGAACTGGCAAGTTCAAAAGTTTGGTCATGAAAACCACCTCCCGAATTTACCTAAAAGGGCTAAGGACAGTATAGCACGTCCGGGGCGTTGCAGTCAACAATTTTAACAGAATGGAGGTGTGTATATGCCTGAAAAATGGACAGGCGTACTGATCGGGAAAATGCACAATGCGCGTGTTTCATACGACGATCTTGCCGCAGAGCTTGGACTTACAAAAGGCTATCTGTCCTTGATCCTGAACGGGAAAAGAAATCCGCCGGGTGCGAGGAAGCGCTTGGAAGACGCGGTTAAGGCCGTGATCGAACGAAGAAAGGAGGAAAAATGACGCTGGACGATATCCGGGCAATGTCAAAGCCCACAATCCTCGCAAGCGAGGCGGCGCAGGTGCTCGGCTGTACCCCGCAATGGCTTCGCTTGATGGCGAGGGAACAGCCTGAAAAGCTGGGCTTCCCGGTCTGCTGCACAAGCAAGCACAGAGTGAAGATCCCGAGAGAGCCGTTTTTGCGGTTTCTCGGAGCATGAGGAGGAACAAATGAAAGTTAGAACTGCCGGGAACAGGAACAGAAGGAGGATGCAGCATGGCGGAAGTGAAGACCTACACCCTGACGCTGGATGCGCAGGAGCTGCATGATCTGATCGAGGCGGTGCTGGTCTGCGAGTGCCAGGCAGCGCAGATCATTAACGGACTCAAGCGAAAGGGACTGGATCTGGACGCGCAGAAGCTCGTGACACAAAACGCCCGTCTGGCGCGTCTCGTCAGGCGGATGCAGGAGACGAAGGAGGATAAGCGGAATGCGGAAACTGATTCTCAGCGGAGACGATTGGTTTGAGCTGAAGCACACGCTGGAGCTACTTGTGATCGCGACCCACAATGAGGCCAATGAGTTTGAGGCAATGGCCGCACACCAGCCCGCGGAAATAGCGGAGCGGGCTGCAAACCTCGCAAAACGCCGCCGGGAAAGGATGGAGAACTATAAACGGCTTATGGCACTGGTAGAATCGGCAGAACGGCTGCCGGATACGAAGGAGGACGCAGAATGAGAACCAATCTTGCAGAACGGCTCGGGTATGAGCCGGAGGAAACGACCGAGGAGCGCCGGGAGCGGCTGCGTGAAGAATTGGAGGCCCGCAAGGCGGCGCGGCGGATCGTCAAGGGCCTGTGCCTTTGGGTCAGCGGCGCAGCGATGATCTTGGCCGCAATGGCCGGGACGGCCGAAATGACGTATGAATGCGTCGTGACTGGCTTCGTCGCGCTCGTAGCGCTGCTGTATGGTCTGGCATAAAGAAATGACCCCTGCCGCGCGGCAACGCGACAGAGGCCGAAAGGAAAACGATTGTCGCCCTCATTATAGGGCAGAAAGGAACATATGTCAAGTTTAACGGATTCCCGCGTCCGGCATGGTGCGAAAGCCTGCGTCGACGCGGTACATCGGGCCGACTACCCGAAGTTCAACAAATGCCTGCTTTCTCAGTGCGAAGCGCCGGAGAAATACGGCGTGCAGCTTGTTCCGGAGGCAGCTGCGGCGATCAAGGCGCTGGACGCGCCGAAGAACCGCAGCGATAAGCGCCGGAAGGTGAACCGGTATTATTTCCGGCTGACGGACGAGCAGGCTAAGAAGTTGGACAGGCTTCTGAAAAAGCTGGGCTATTCCACGGTGCAGAGCTTCTGTGAAGCGCTGATCCGCCAGGAGGTGAGCCGGAATGGCGTATGACGGCGAAAACCTGTACTTGAGCATTCCAGAGCCGGAGTACGAGCCGGAGTACGAGCCGGACGAGCCGGAGGACGAAGATCGTTATTTGTTCCCGCCGCTGTGGCTGGTGGGAAAGATGAAACAGGAGGAAGGATAAAATGGCAATCAAGAAACCCGCTGAACTCGATTTCAGCAACAAGAAATTCATGTGCATCATTTCCGGACAGCCCGGCCTTGGCAAGACAACGCTGGCGCTTTCCGCACCGAAGCCGTTTCTGTTCGACACGGACAACGGCATTGCCCGCGTCAGGCCGGAGCAGCGCGGCGTGACCTCTGTTGTGGAATCCTACGAAGAAATGCTTGGCGATATGGACTCCGAAGAATACAAGGCGGCTGAGTCCGTCGTGATCGACACCGGCGGTATGCTGGTACAGCTGATGAAGGACTGGGCAAAGAAGCAGGACAGCAAAGCTGCAAAGGATGGCCGTGCAATGTATGGCGTGATCAAATCCGAGTTCGACCGGCTGTGTTACCAGATCCGCGCAAAAGACCGGAAGCATTTGATCGTGGTGTTCCACACGACGGAACAGCAGAATGGAGACACCATCCAGACGCGCCTTTCCTGCGAGGGCAGCGCGAAGGATATTGTTTGGACGCCTGCCGATTTTGGTGGCTATATGTTCATGATGGGCAACAAGCGCATGATCGGCTTTACACCGACAGACGAATACTTTGCAAAAGGCTGCTTCGGTGTGCGCGGCGTGATGCAACTGCCGGAACTCAAGCCCGGCCAGAAGTCCACGTTCCTAACAGATCTGTTCCGTAAGGCGCAGGAGGATATCAATGCGCAGGCCGCAATCTACAGCGGTGAGAAAACCGCATATGACGTGGCGATGCAGGAAGGCCGCGCGTTTATTGCCCTTGTCGGCGACCCAAAAACGGCGCTGAGAGCCCGCAAAGAGCTGGCAAAGCTCCAACACTCGCTGACCAGCGCCGCAGAGCTTGGCGCAGAGTTCAAGCGCAAGTGCAAGGAACTCGGCCTGAAATACGATAAGGAGAAAAACGCCTATGTACTGGCTGACACAAAGCCTGCTGAGCAGCTGGAAGCACTTTCTTGATGCGGATGATGCGTATGCAGACGCGGCGCTGTCCTCCTTCCTCTCCACGCTTCGGCGTGAAGAGAGGGAGACGACACCAGCTATGCAGGCGGGCATTGATTTCGAAGCGGCGATTAACAGCACGGTTGCTGGCGTACCAATTGAGCCTGTCAGTGAGAAATACGACCGGGCTGTAGCAAAGTTTTCCCGCATTTGTGCGGGCGGTCAGCCGCAAGTGCCGGTCGCCGGGAAGCTACACGTATCGGGCTTGGATTTCCAGTTATACGGCGTCTGCGACTACGTAAAGGCCGGAATCATCTACGATATCAAGCGCGTGCAGCGGTACGAATACGGCAAGTATCTGCACAGCCCGCAGCATCCGATGTATCTGCATCTGCTGCCCGGCGCGTCAAAATTTACATACCTGATCTTCGACGGCGCGAACACTTACGCGGAGACGTACCGGCGCGGCGATTTCGCGCCTATCGAAGATACGATTTCATGCTTTATCAATTGGCTTTTGGCAAACGGTTATATCAACGATTATTTTACACATTGGGAAATGAACACTGAAAGGATGGACAAAGTAGATGGGATTTAAGGCAGTAAAGAATAATGGCGGCCTGATGAAGGCTGGCGACTATGAGTGCTATTTGAAATCGTGCGGCTACAGCGTAACGAAGAACGGAAACGAATGCATCAAGTTCGATTTCGTTGTCCGTGAGGACGTCGAGCAGGAATACCAGAAGAAGCACATCTTCAAGAACTTCTGGCCCGACCGTGATACCGGCGAATATGACGCAGACAAGATCGGGAAATATGCAAATGCGCTTGGCATTGAGCCGGGCACAGATTTTGAACTTGACGATCTGATAGGCCGCAACTGCATTTTGCACATGGAGCCGTTTGAGGGCAATGACGGTGTGACGCGCGACTGTATCCGGTATCTCAAGCCCAGCAAGGCCGAATCTTTTGTAACGCCTGCACCGGCCAGCGCAGAGGAGTTCAAACAGCTTGACGAAAGCGACGACGACCTGCCGTTCTGAGGGCTGACGGATGGGAGATAAAAAGGAATACGTCAAGCTGTGGCTGAGTTACAGGAGCTATTTCGAGGCGTACAGTGCCGCTGAGGTGGGGCGCTTGGTGCTGGCCGCGATGGATTATCGCGAGTCGGGAGCAGAGCCAGAGTTCAGCGGGAGTGAACGTTTCATTTGGCCTGCGATTCGACGGGACATTGACGAATCCGTAGCGGCTCAAAAAGCCATCTCCGCGTCCAGAAGCGAGGCAGGAAAGCAGGGCGGTCGGCCCGAATCCGAAAAAGCAAATGCTTTTGACGAAAGCAACGAAAAGCAAAAAAAGCAAATGCTTTCCGAGGAAAGCAAAAAAAACTATGGACAAAGGAAAAGGACAAAGGAAAAGGACAAGGACATGGACAGTATTCTTTCCCCCCTACCCCCCACACTGCGCGAATCCGTTGAAAAATGGGTGGCATACAAGGGAGAACGACGGGAGGAGTATAAGCCTGTCGGCCTGCAAAGCCTTGTTACGCAGATCACAAAGGCTGCGGAGGAATACGGCGAGGCTGCAATGATCGACGTGATAACCCGCTCTATGGCCGCAAATTACAAGGGGATCGTGTTTGACTGGTTGAAAGAGGCCAGCACACGCCCTGCGGCGCTTGGCCGCGCTGCAAAGCCCGGCTACGGCGTGCAGGGGCATCATGACGATTTGAATCCGCTGGAACGTGCAGCTGTGGATAGGGTGATGGGGCCGGTGTCAAAGGGCGCCGCCCGATTGCAGCAAGGCGTACAGCGCCACGGGGACGAACTTGATGCGTTCCAGCTGGAGGCGGTCGAGCGAATGCTTGCGGAAAACAAGGAGGATCAGGCATGAGATTTGTTTGCGATTGCTGCCACGATCTGACGAACATCGAGGCCGACCGGATGGAGATCCAGGGCGAGAAGCTGATGGTGTACAGCCGCGGCGCCATGCTGGAATGGGCGTGGTGCCAGCACGTTGGGAAACAGACCTGTTTCGACCTGGCGGCGTTTGGAGGTGCAAAAGCGGAATGAAATGGCATATTGCAAGTGTCAGCTGGGGCAAGGACAGCCTGGCCATGCTCCTAATGCTGATTGCCAAGGGCTACCCGCTGAATGAGGTGGTTTTCTACGATACCGGAATGGAGTTTGAGGCGATTTACCACACACGGGATCAAATGCTACCCAGCCTGGAGCAGCTGGGGATCAAGTACACTAGACTGGAGCCGGAAAACCCGTTCCTGTTTGATATGCTGGAAAGGCCGGTTTGCAGTAAGCAGAAAGGCACACACCAAGGTTATGGCTGGGGTGGCGGCCTCTGCCGCTGGGGAACCACGGGGAAGCTGAAAGCCATAGACAGGTACGCGGAGGCGCGGGACGCTATGGTTTACGTTGGCATAGCTGCCGACGAAACGCCGCGACTGGAAAAAGAACGGAAGCCGTATAAACTGCACCCGCTGGCGGAGTGGGGCATGCCGGAAGCCGACGCCATGGCATATTGCTATGAAAACGGGTTTTCGTGGCTGGAGGGCACGATCCGCCTTTATGACGTGCTGGACCGTGTTTCGTGCTGGTGCTGCTGCAACAAGAACCTGCGGGAACTGCGGAATATGTATATTTACCTGCCGGAATACTGGGAGCGCCTGAAAGACCTGCAACGGAAAATAGACAGGCCAATGAAAGGCTATTACAAAGGCAAGCCGCGCGGCGTGTTTGAACTGGAACAACGGTTCCGCGCAGAATTGGAACAGGAGGCAAGAGCATGAGCAAAGCTGTTTTGATCAGCATTCGCCCGGAGTGGTGTGAGAAGATCATCAACGGGCGGAAGACCATTGAGGTGCGCAAGACGCGCCCGAAGATGAACCCGCCGTTTAAGTGCTACATCTACAAATGCGGAAACGGCAAAGTCATCGGGGAATTTCTGTGCGATGAGATCAGCAACATTAACTTCGGCTGGCACATATCCAACCTCAGGATTTACGACACACCGCGCGAACTGCGGGAATTTTACGCTGTGCCAAATGAGGTAGAGGTAGCGCTCAAGGCAAAACCAAAGCCGATCACCCGCCCGCCGCAGAGCTGGCGGTATGTGGAGGAAGAGATATGGAACGACTGACTAAATGGAACGAATCATCGTATAAACACGCCTATTATCCGCGCTGCTTCAAAGAACCGTGCTACGGCAGCGGGTGCAAAATCAAGGATTGCCCGTTTGAAATAGCGGTGTGTGAGCGACTCGCGGCCTACGAGGATACGGGGCTGACGCCAAAAGAGGTAACTGCGCTAGGAGAGCTGTTCGATTACGCGCTGAAAGAATCAAAAACGCTGACTGAGCAGCTTACATTGCTCAAGCACATCCGCAAGCTTGCCGAGGCCGACAAGGACGGGCGCGTCATTATATTGCCGTGCAAGGTGTACGAGACTGACGGGGTGAGGGTGTATGAGCACACGGTGCGCGAGGTCATCTATGAGACGGCAGGCGGCCCGGCTTTCGATAAAAATGCAATCGGGAAGAGCATATTTTTGACGCGCGCCGAAGCCGAGCGGGCGATTCAGGAAATGGAGGGAAAGGCATGAGCAACCAGGGAGTAATCCGTGGGACAATTGATGGACAGGAAAAGTATTGCAGAATCCCAATCCGTAGCCGCCTGTATGAATCCGTGATGGAAGATAATACGACGGAGCTTTCCTCGGAGGCGATTCTCGCCATGCCACATGACAAGGCGGCTGCGGTGATTGATGCAATTATGGCGGACTGGCTCTACTGGCTCAAGAGAGCCGGGGAGCTGTGGGTGCTGACGCACAATTCCGCCGAGGAAACGGAGGGCAAGAAGGATGGCTGAACTGAAACCGTGCCCGTTCTGCGGCGGTGACGTAGAAGAAACAGGCGGTTCGTGTAATTTCGGGAAAAAGATTATGACGCTCAATGTAAAGTGCAGGAAATGCGGGACATCCGTTGCCCTGAAAACAGCATGGAACACGAACGCATACATTGAAGCGGTTGAGGCATGGAACAGGAGTGTAAACCATGCATGAGGAGGAAAGTTGATGCAGGATTGCTGTTTTACATGCAAAAATCTGGAATACAGAAAGAACTACGTTTATCCGTACCGGTGCTTGAAGCACAAGGCCGAACGGTTCTCGGACAAGGAACTGGAGAGAATGTTCTTTTCTGGTGAGGAATGCGTAGACTTTGCGCGAATGAGCATGGATGATATTTTAGGAGGGTCTACGAATGAATAAGCCAACAAACGCAACCGAAATGCGGGAACTCCTGCTGGACTACATCGACGCGCTGCTTCTGGGCGGTATCCCGAAAGTGGAGTTTGACGCGCCAAAAGAAGAACCGGATGTCGAAAAGGCAGCGGCGGAGATGGCCGAGACGGTGAAGAATTTCAAGGGTCTGCGCAGAGACGAATACCAGCTGCTGCTGAACGGCGTATCGATCCTGTACGGCGAAAAACGGAAGACTGCGACGGAGCGCTGCTATGCGCTTTTCTGGGAAGTCCAGAAGATGCAGTCTGTCACCGGGCAGCTGGATAAATGCTATTTGATGCTGCAAATGTTGGACTGTGCGACGAATAAATTTAAATCAAGCATCGCCCCGATTATGCCGTTCGGAATTTAAGGAGGTGAAATAAAAATGGCTATTGCTTTCCCGTGGGGAGCAGTTGTAGCCGCCGGTATCGCGGCGAACAATATGCTCAGACACAACGAAGAAGACCGCCGCAAGCGTGAAAAAGAGCGGCGGAGAAAGGAAGAGCAGGAGGCGAAAAAGCGTGGGAACGATTCTAGCGATTGACCCCGGAAATACGCAATCCGGCTATGTGGTGGTCGAGCACGACGGCGAAGAAATTCGCCGCGTGCTGGAGGCCGGGAAGATCGAGAACCCGGCAGTGACTGATATGCTGGATCGGAAGCTTTATGCGAACTGCATAGACGTTGCAATCGAGATGATCGCGGGTATGGGCATGACGGTAGGCCAAGAGGTTTTCGACACGTGCGTTTGGATCGGACGGTTCTGGCAAACCGTGTTGTGGCAGACTGGATATGGGCCGACGCGGATATTCCGCCGGGAAGAAAAACTGGACCTGTGCGGCTCGCTATCGGCCAAAGATGCAAACATCCGGCAGGCCCTCGTTGATCGCTACGCGCCCGGCCAGCCGAATTTCGGAAAGGGCACGAAGAAAGACCCCGGCTTCTTCTACGGCTTCTCTGCGGATATGTGGGCTGCGATGGCGGTAGCTGTGACGTATTTCGATAAGTACATCAAGGGGGTAAAGCTATGAGCAAGACGCAGCGAAAGCCGCCAAGACCGCCGATGCAGCTGACGTGCGATGCCTGCGGGAAGACGTTTATGCGCGCACCGTCCAAGTACAAGGCAAAATACAATTTTTGCAGCGAGGCGTGCGCATGGACGGCACATAGAGATGCTGTGATGGGCCGGGCGGAGCGCGTGCGGATCCTGATTACACGATCAATCCCGGTATACCCGGAAATGCAGCCCGTTCGCGGGCGGATCTATCCTGCCGAGAAATACAAATACAGGACAAACCGGACGGGCTACGTCGTTGCGGTAAACGGCAAGCGGGTATGTGTGAGGGTGGACGAATGCAGGGAAATCTAGGGCTTACACCGGTGCAGGCTCCGTGCAAAGGCTGTGCGGACAGGCACACCGGCTGTCACACGGACTGCACCAGGTACATAGCATTCCGCCGGGAGGCGGACAGATACAAGCAGGAGCAATCAAAGGACGCAGCGAGATATGCAACAACAAGGGGCTGTATGCGGACGCTGCACGATGCGAACCGCGCAAAGCGCGAAGGGAGGCAACATTACTGATGAGCACGCCGCGATACGGCTGGTGGGCCTATGCAAAATGGATGATCCGCAGCTATAAGGGCGGCGGGCTGATGACGAAGGCAGAGCGCGCTGCCGTTGCGGAGGCAATCGCGGAGACGGAACAGCTCGTTGACGGCGCGGAGCGACTCCGGCTCATAGACTTGGTTCTTTGGAAGCGGACGCACACCTTACAGGGCGCTGCGATGGCGGTTTATGTGTCCGAACGCACCGCGCAGGAATGGCACAGGCAATTTATTCGCCTTGTGGGGCAAAAAAGAGGGCTTTTATGAAAAAGTCTGCGTCCCAGAGCCAAATTTAACATTTACTATAAGGGCGTAGAGATCAACTCTACGCCCTTCTTCATCGGCACCGCAGCGTTCTGCGGAAACCTCCTCCTCCTGTTCTCGTGTTCTCCGGTGTGAATAAATATATTTATTCACACGGAGACACGAGAACGAAAGAATGAGGTGGTTGGCCGGTGATCGGGCTTGATGGGGAGGACAACATGGAGGTAAAAAACAGAAAGCTTTCCAGCATTACTGCATACGGGAAAAATGCGAAAAAGCATGACAAGACGCAAATCAACAACGTTGCGGAGAGCATCAAGCAGTACGGCTTTGTTCAGCCGATTGTAGTTGATCGGGACGGTGTGATTGTAATCGGTCATTGCCGCGCTCTGGCGGCAAAGAAGCTGGGCATGGAAGAAGTGCCGTGCGTCTGTGTAGATGATCTGACACCGGAGCAAGTGAACGCTCTGCGGCTGGTGGATAATAAGAGCAACGAGAGCGCATGGGACTTTGACCTGTTGGCGGAGGAACTGCCGGAGCTGGATTTGGCGGCGTTTGATTTTGACTTTTCTTTTCCGGAGCCGGACGAATCCGAAATTGAAGAAATGACCAACGAGCAAAGAGAGCAGGAGTTCCGGGAAAGGATGGAGCGTGGAGAGCCTTCAGACGATGATGAGGACTACCAAGCTTTCCTCGAAAAGTTCGAGGCGAAGAAAACAACGGACGATTGCTACACGCCGGACAACATCTACGACGCAGTAAGAGATTGGGTGGCTGAGAAGTACGAAATTGGCAATGCCGCGATTGTGCGCCCGTTTTATCCGGGCGGAGATTATAAAAGAGAGAAATACCCTTCTGGGTGTGTTGTGATAGACAATCCGCCTTTTTCCATTATTTCAGAAATCTGCGAGTGGTACACAAGCAAGAAAATCAACTTCTTTCTGTTTGCTCCAACGCTTACGCTTCTCGGAATTATGCGCGGCTCGGCAAACTATGTAGCGTGCGGGTGCGGAGTTGTGTATGAAAACGGCGCGTCTGTCAATACATCGTTTGTTACCAACATGGGGGGTAATAAGATTGTCGCTGCTGCTGATTTAAGAGAAATACTGGATGACGAGAATAAAAAGAATCTCAAAAAGTTGCACAGAGAACTGCCGAAATACTCATATCCAGACGAGGTTTTAACAGCAACGATGCTATGTTATATGGCAGCTCACGGCGTAAGCCTTGAAATTAGCGAAAGAGATGCACATTTTATCCGCGCGCTTGACGCACAGAAAGCGTCGGGGAAAGGATTGTTCGGCTCCGGCTTTTTGCTATCGGAAAAGGCTGCTGCGGAAAAGGCTGCTGCGGAAAAGGCTGCTGCGGAAAAGGCTGCTGCGGAAAAGGTCAAAACGGATATTTGGGAGTTGTCGGAGCGGGAATGGGCAATCGTGCGAGGCTTGGGGGATGACGATTGAAGAAGCACAGTCAATCATTGACAAAACAACCAGCCCGCACTTAAAGCGGGACATGGAGAAGTTTATCAAACGCCAGCAGAGAAAGGAGGGCGCGTATGGCAAGGCCAAGAAAGGAAATAGATCAAAAACAGTTTGAGAACTTATGCGGCCTGCAATGCACGCTTGAGGAAATCTGCGGTTGGTTTGGTGTGACTGATAAAACACTGGATAGTTGGTGTAAACGCACCTATCATGCCAGTTTTTCCGAGGTATTTAAGCAAAAGCGAGGAGCGGGGAAAATTTCACTGCGCCGGAGCCAGTGGCGGCTTGCGGAAAAGAACGCGAGCATGGCTATTTGGCTCGGGAAACAATATCTTGGCCAGCGTGACGTTGTCGAGCTGGGTTTGCCGACTGATAACGCGCAGGAGGACGCGCTGAGCGTAAGCCTGCGCGAAATGGCGGAAGGGTTGGAGAGCGATGATTAGCTTAAAGCAGCGGAAAATCATTGCTTTCCCATATTCCAAGTATGACGCGCTGATTTGCGACGGCGCTGTGCGTTCCGGCAAGACCTCTATCATGATGTGGTCGTTTGTCCGCTGGGCGATGGAGAATTTCAGCGGTCATCGCTTCGGCGTGTGTGGCCGAACAGTGGATAGCTGCACAAAGAACATTATCGTGCCGTTTACGGCGATGAGCCTTGCGAAGGAGCGATATATCATCCGCTGGCGGCGCGGTGACAAGGTGATGGAAGTGCGGCGCGGAGCCGTGACGAATTACTTTGAAGTGTTCGGCGGTAAGGACGAGGCAAGCTATACACTGATCCAAGGCCGGACGCTGGCTGGTGTGCTGCTGGACGAGGTGGTGCTGATGCCACGATCGTTTGTGGAGCAGGCACTTGCACGTTGCTCTGTGGACGGTGCAAAGCTGTGGTTCTCTTGCAATCCCGGCAATCCCAACCACTGGTTTTACAACGATTGGATTCTGCGTCAAAGCGAAAAAAATGCGCTCTATCTGCATTTCGAAATGCAGGATAATCCGGGCCTGAGCAAAAAAACGCTCGAGCGCTTCGAAAAAATGTATTCTGGCGTTTTTTACGAGCGCTATGTGCGCGGGCGCTGGGTAGTGGCCGAAGGCCTTGTTTATCAAAAATTCGGGGAAGACTGCATCGTGCACGAGATTCCGACGGGCGGCGAATATTATATTTCCGTCGACTATGGCACGCACAATCCATTTTCAGCAGGGCTGTGGCACGTAACAAGTGAGCGGGCCGTACGGATCGCAGAATACTACTATTGCGGCCGGGAGGAAAAAGAAGAAAAATCCCCGGAAGAATACTACACGGAAATCAGGCGTTTGGCTGGCGGGCGAGACATACAGTGCATAGTCGTCGACCCGTCGGCAGACGCCTTTATTGCAACCATCAAAAAACATCACGAATACAAGGTTCGCGGAGCAGTAAATGACGTCATGGCCGGAATTCAAACAACATCCGAGATGCTGGCATCCGGGAAGGTTAAGATTTACGAGGGATGCGAAAATACAATTCGGGAATTTGGCCTGTACCGCTGGGACGAAAAAAGCGAAGTCGACCGCGTTGTAAAGGAAAACGATCACGCGATGGACGAATGCCGGTATATGGTAATGACGATTTTGAGAAAGAAATTCAAAAAGCACGCCTATGTTCCGGAGCTGGCGAGATAAGAAGGTGAAGCATGAAAACATATCAGGATTTTTTAGAGGTCGCCGAAAAATCGGATCGGGACAGAATGGAATTTGTTCTGGCGGCGATCAACGATCATAAAAACTCGGATCTGTACCAGCAGGCAAAAATTGCGCGGGAATACGACGAGCACCGAAATGTTACCATCATTACCGTGCAGAAGCTGCTTTATACGCTGTCCGGGAAGGCTATCCCGGACAACTATAGCGCAAATTACAAGCTCCGCAGCGCATTCTTCCCGATTTTCATGCGGCAGGAAACACAGTATCTGCTCAGCAACGGCGTGATACTGAAAAACGCCGAGAACAAGAAGCGGCTCGGCAGAAAATTTGACAATCAGATTCAGGATCTGGCGCGCTCGGCGCTTGTTAGCGGCGTGGCTTATGGCTTCTGGAACCTCGATCATCTGGAAGTGTTCACGGCCCTGGAATTTGTGCCGCTGCTGGATGAGGAAAACGGATCGCTTCGCGCCGGTATTCGGTTCTGGCAGGTGGCTGCGAACAAGCCGCTGCGGGCGACACTGTACGAGCCGGACGGATTCACACAATTCATCCGCAGGAGCGGGAAAGAGATGGAGATTTTAGCACCGAAACGCGGCTATATCTCCGTCGAAGCCTCGTCTGAGGTGGACGGAACAGAAATCTTGGAGTATCAGAATTACCCCGGATTCCCGATCATCCCCATGTACGGCAATCGCGCCCGGCAGTCCGAGCTTGTTGGCCAACGCGAGGCAATCGACTGCTATGATCTGATCAAATCCGGTTTCGCGGATACCGTAGATGACGCATCGATTATCTACTGGACGATCTCCAACGCAGGCGGCATGGACGAAATCGATATGGCGCGGTTCAAGGAAACCATGCGGCGGATCGGCGTCGGCCTTGTGGACGATGACGGCGCAAAGGCGGAGGCCCACACGCTTACGATTCCAGTCGAGGCGCGGGAAGCGCTGCTGAGCAGACTCAGCGACGATCTTTACAGGGACTTTCAGATGCTGGACACCACGAAAATACAGGGCGGGCAAAAGACGGCGACCGAGATCACGGCGGCATACCAGCAGATGGACAACAAGGTCGACGAATTCGAATACTGCGTCGGTGATTTCCTGTATCAACTTTTTGCACTGATCGGCATTGACGATGATCCGACATTTACGCGTTCGAAGATCGTGAACCAGCTGGAGCAGACGCAGATGGTGCTGCTTGCTGCGAGCTACCTTGACGACGAAACGATTCTGAGCAAGCTGCCGTGGCTTACGCAGGAGGAAATCGCAAACATTTTGAAGAGGAAAAGCGCGGAAGAATTAGAGCGATATTCCACGAAAGATATGGAGGAATAGACGTATGAGCAGCATGGTACAGGGCGATGCGTACAGTCTGGCCGTCACGGTCAAGAACAACGGGCAGGCTGTCGAGATCGACGATATTGAGAAGATCGAAATGACGCTTCTGTATTTGCAGAAGTATTACCCAGGCCAGATCACATACGCGGACGGGAAATTCTATTTCCCGCTGGCGCAGGAAGAAACATTCCGCCTGCCGAAGCTCTGCCAGATGCAGGTGCGCGTGAAATTCAAGAGCGGTGACGTGATTGGCTCGGAGATCAAGCAGATCGACGTTGCGCACGCGCTATCAAAGGCGGTGTTGTGATGGGCGGCATTGAATTTGAACTCAAGAACCGCGACCCGATCGACGTTTCCTTTAACGTTTCCGTGCGTGCTGGCGGCGGCTCCGGCGGCGGAGGCATTGCATCGGCGCAGATCGACGAGATCCGCGTGCTGACAAAATCGGACTATGACGCGCTGGACAAAAAGGACGCGCGGACACTGTATCTGTTGGAGGGATAACATGCTGGCAGTTGGAATCAAACGCATTCTGGAGCTGTTCATCGGCTCCATGGGCATCAAATCCGCCCGCTTGGGCACAGAAACCATCTACGAAAGGCCTGGCGGCTTTTTGTACATCGAACTCACAAGCGAAGAAAGGGGATAAATCCAGATGGCAAGTTTTTTCAATCTGACACTTGATACGCTGGCACCTGCCGGCCTATCGCTGATCCTGAACGACGGCGCGCAGTACGCGACCAGCGCGACCGTCACCGCGAAGATCTCAGTCACCGACGCCGCGACGACCGGCTACCAGATGAAGATCTGGGGCACAAAGGCGGCGGCAAAGGAAGCAGATGCGTCGTGGGAGACGTTCGCCGCAACAAAATCCATTACGCTCCCGGACGGCGACGGCCTGAAGACGATCTATGTAAAGGTGCGCGACGACGTCGGCAACGAATCGACTGCGGCCAGCGACTCCATCACGCTCAACACCTCGATCCCCGCCGTGACCATCACCGGCCCCGACAAGAGCCGCATTTCCAAGGTCACGGGCTACGACGCAGCGGCGTTCTCCTTCGTCTGCGATGTGGACTTTGAGGAATACACCGTCCGCGTCGTCCCGGCGACGAGCAGCCTGCACACGGCGGGCACCCAGATCCCGACGACGGGCGGCTCCACCAACGTCAGCGGCACGGCGGGCGGCTACAAGAAGAACACCGCCATCAACGTCACCGTCAAGGGCGCGGATCTCGAAGCAGCGTCCTCCGGCGACGGCGTGAAGATCGTGAAGGTCTTCGTCAAGAACGCCGCCGGGACGTGGAGCGCAGCCTAATGGCCGCGCCGGAGTTGACCTTCTCCATCACCGGAAACAAGATATCGGCAGTCTCGGGATTCGACTCGATCACCGTCACATTCTCGTCGGACATCGCCTATACGGCTTTTGAGTGCCGCGCGACGAAGTCCGGCGAGGATTGGGGCCGCGGGAAGGGCGCTTTGATCGCGTCCTTCTCCCAGACCCCGGCGGGCACGCAGCGCACCTTTGAGGTATACGACGATTTTCTGCTTTCCGGTGATGGGGAATACCGCATTTCGCTGTTCGCGCAAAGCGCGGACGGCAGCTGGAACGACAACTACGGCTTTATCCCGCTGGGAGAGTCGCAGGCGCTGAAGACCGCGGACGGCGAGGATTTTCTGTGTATGAAGGAGTGATCGTATGGCTTACAACAGCCAGTTTACCGGCGCGCAGATCGACGAGGCTATCGCCGACGTGCGCAGCAACAAAGACGCGTGGAACGGAAAGCAAGATGTGATCCTCGCCTCCGGTGCGGCCGTCGGGGACCTGATCAAGGTCAAGGCGGTGGACGCCAGAGGGAAGCCGACGGCGTGGGAGGTGGCCGCGGCTGGCACGGATTATCTAACGGAAGCGCCCGTGACGAGCGTGAACGGGAAAACAGGAGCTGTCAAGGTTCGCGAAGTGCCGTCTGTCACCGCCGCTGATAATGGAAAATTTCTGCGGGTTGTTTCCGGTGCGTGGGCGGCGGTAGAGATCGCAAACGCGAATGGAGGGAGCTTCTGATGGCTGAATATTTGACAAACACAACCGACCTAACAAAGGTTGCGTCAGCTATCCGGGAGAAAGGCAGCACATCTGACCCGCTGGTCTACCCGGACGGATTTGTGACAGCCATTCAGGCCATTCAGACTGGCACAGAACTGCAAATCATTGTAACTGTGAAATCTGGTGCAACCGTTACTGCTACAAAAGGAAGTCTGTCTGTGAGCGGTACATCGATCAATGGAACGTGCACGCTTACCGTACCGGAAGCCGGAACATGGAGCGTATCCGCGACGCTGGACGGGAAAACATCTGACACAAAAGCCGTAACTATCACGGACAGTTACGCGGTGTCGCTTAATTTTGTATATCCGACACTGAATAAAAATACTTGGGAAACAATAAAAGATATATCCGACGCGGGACAGGGCGCGAACTATTGGAGCATTGGCGACCGAAAGGCGGTAACGCTAAACGGCACGGTTGGACATCTTACACTATCTAATTACACAATATACGCATTTGTCATTGGATTCAACCATAATGCGAGCCTAGAAGGGGAAAACCGTATTCATTTCCAGTTAGGCAAAACGGCGCTCTCCGGCGGTACGGACGTGTGTTTCTGCGACAGTTACTATACCTCGCCCGTTTCGACAACCGGCTATTTCTCTATGAACAGTAGTGCAACGAACTCCGGCGGATGGGCGAGCTCGCAAATGCGTACAAATATTTGCGGGACAAGCCTCTCGAGCTATTCCGGAACGATTATCGCAGTCATTCCGGCGGCGCTCCGTGCAGTCCTAAAGTCCGTTACCAAGTACACGGACAATACGGGAAATAATAGCACATCCGCGAGTGCGGTCACGGCGACAAAGGATTACTTTTTCCTCCTCTCGGAGTTTGAGGTTTTCGGGAGCATTTCGAGAGCAAACTCGAACGAGGCGAGTAAGCAAGCGCAGTACGCCTATTATTCCGCTGGAAACAGCAAGGTAAAGTACAAGCACAACGGAACGAGCGCCGCCGCTCGTTGGTGGCTCCGTTCTCCGCTTGCGAGCAGCTCCGACGGTTTCGAGAATGTGAACACCAACGGGACAGTCGAAGACCGCACCGCGCGCGCTTCCTTCGGCTTCCCACCCGGCTTTTGCGTATGAGGGAAAAGCGCATGGAGTATATCGTGTATAAGCGTTTCCGCGGGAATGGCATCGATGGAGAATTTAATCTCCGATATGGAACTGCGGTATCGGAGATTGAAGGGTTCCTGTTTGCAGCAGATGGCAGGCGGATATGCGCTGCGACATCCGAAAACGGATGGGAGCATTTTAGGCAGAATACACCAGAGGGCGCGATGCGGCAGGAAATGCTTGAGCGCCTTTATCGCTGGTATGAAAAAAACGGCTGCGGTGAAGATTTTACGGATGACAAATGGCCGGGGCAGGAAAACGGCTACTGGAAAAATCGGTTGAGAACAGCAAACACAGAGCGATTAGAGAAAATCTATCAAGAGAAATTTGGAGGGACACCATGTATGCAGTAAAACAGGACGGTGCATTTGCCGGGTATGCAGACAACATTGTGCTCATCCGATTGCACAGCAACGGTTGCTATGTACCGTGTAAGGAAACCGAGGCCGAGGGATTTTGCGCGAAGATGGCTGTGATTATTACGGATAAAGAAGGAACTGAGCATCAGGTGCTTTCTGACATGGTGTTCCATCTCGCTGGTTACACGCTGAAAGGCACAGAGCCGGAGGGCAGCTATGAGGAAATGGGTGCGGCACTACCACTCACAGATGCAGAAACAGCAGCGAAAATTTTACTTGGGGAGACAGAGTGATGAGTTACATAGAAAGAGCCAGAGCATTGCGTCCGTATATCGAAAAAGCGTCGATTAGCTTACCTGATGAGGATGCGCTGCAAGCAGTAGAGTTATTCCCACAGTGGGTGACAGGCCATTCTTACGCGGTCGATGATCGGCTGCAATACAATGGCGTATTATATCGCGTGGTGCAGGCACATACCTCACAGGCAGACTGGACACCGGATATTACACCGGCACTGTTTGTGATCGTTTCACTAGATGAATGGCCGGAATTTGTGCAACCTACGGGTGCGCATGATGCCTACAATAAGGGTGACAAGGTGACGTTTGAAGGCAAGCATTACATCAGCTTGATTGACGGGAATGTATTTTCACCAGCGGAATATCCGGCTGGTTGGCAGGAACAGGCGTAAATTTGAGAATATGGGAGGAAACATGGAGCCTCATTATTGCAAATACGCCTACCGCAAAAACGGAGACGTGAGCTTGCATTGCCGGTATCTGACGGAAAAAGGGGCGAGGCAGGGAAAAAGGCCGACTGGACAGACGCGGCCTTCGTGCCGATCTGATAAACACAGAAGGGAGACACCATGGACACCAAAACCATCATCGTTACCCTCGTCTGCGCCGTGCTCGGCGAGGCGGATAGAAGTGTATGAGCACAAGCAACACCGTCTGGAAGAAAATGACCGACGCAGAGCTCGCAAAGCTTGAAAAGCGGATTGCTGCGATATACAGGGAAGCGTATAACGATCTGACGGATACGATCAGGGATTACTTCGGTAAATTTGCAGCGCGTGACGCGGTGGAAAAGGCGCGCATGGACGCTGGGGAGATCTCGGAGGATCAATACAAGCAATGGCGGCTTGCGCAGATCGGGCGCGGAAGGCGCTTTGAGGCGCTACGGGATAAGGTCGCAGAGCGCATGACAAATGCAAACGTTGTTGCGGTTGCGTATGTCAACGATGCAACGCCGGGCATTTACAGTTTGAACCGGAATTTCGCGGCGTACACCATTGAGCAGGTCACCGGTGACGTTGGCTTCGATATCTGGGACGAACAGACCGTGAAGCGCCTGATCTCAGAGCAGCCGGAGCTTATGCCGTACTATCCGGAAAAGCGGGCGCTCAATCGCGGGATAGATCTTGCATACGGGAAAAAGCAGATCACGGCCAGCGTCACTAGTTCCATTTTACAGGGCCGGAGCATCAAAGGCATGGCGGATGATCTGCAAAGCCGCATTACCACCATGAACCGCGATTCCGCTATCCGGACAGCTCGAACGGCAGTCACGGGCGCGCAGAACGCCGGACGGCTGGATTCCTATTATGCCGCTGAGAAAATGGGAATCAAGTGCAGAAAACAATGGATGGCGACGCTCGACGGAAGAACCCGCCACTCCCACGCCATGCTCGACGGCGAAATCGTCGACAACGACAAGAAATTTTCCAACGGCTGCCGCTACCCAGGCGACCCAAACGGCCCACCGTCCGAAATCTATAACTGCCGCTGCACACTGGTATCCGAGATTGAAGGAATCGACACCTCCGGAGGCAAGCGCCGCGCCAGGAACCAGGCGACCGGACGGAATGAGCTGATTGAGAATATGAGCTATGCTGAATGGGCAGGGTGGAAAAAGAAAAATGGACGTTAAATTTATCGACAACTCCGAAGAAGTGAAGTCTGCTATGCACGACGCGCTGATTCGCGCCCTAGAAAAGATCGGCATGACGGCCGAAAAGTATGCAAAGCGGCTTTGCCCGGTGGACACCGGCAATCTGAGGAACAGTATCACGCACCGCGTAGATGAAGGGGAACCGGCTGCATACATCGGAAGTGACACGGAATATGCCGCATACGTCGAACTCGGAACCGGCAAGTATTATCCGGGTGGGAGACCTACGCCGTGGGCGTATCAGGATGCGAATGGGAACTGGCACTGGACGGCTGGAAACAAAGCACAGCCGTATTTGAAGCCCGCAGCAGCGGATCATGCGGCGCAATACCGGAAAATCGTCGAAGATGAGATGAAAAACGGATAAAGATTGCGTCCCAGAGCCATAAATATACGGTATAAGTGTGGTAACAGCAAAGAAATGACTGTTGCCACATTTTTTGTTCTGTCGCGGCAAAGCACCGCCGACAAGGGAAAGGAAGATAGAACATGGCACTGACGCGAAAGCTCCTGAAGGGCATGGGGCTTACAGAAGAGCAGATAGATACGATCATTGAGGCGCACACCGATACCGTCGACGGGCTGAAAAACGACCTTGCACGGTATAAGGCAGACGCTGAAAAGCTCCCCGGAGTACAGGCGGAGCTTGAAAACCTGAAAGCCAAAGGCGACGATGGATGGAAGGATAAGCACGATAAGGTCAAAAAGGAATTTGACGACTACAAAAGAGAGCAGATGCAGAAGGAAACCAAGAGCGCGAAGGAATCCGCGTATCGGGAACTTTTGAAGTCTGCGGGTATCAGCGAAAAACGAATTGATTCGGTTTTGAAGGTCACCGATCTTTCTACGGTTGAATTGGAAGACGGCAAGATCAAGAACGCCGATGATTTGAAGAAGTCCATCAAGGAAGAGTGGGCAGATTTCGTTGTTACCACGAAACAGAAGGGCGCGGACACCAAAGACCCGCCCGCAAACAACGGCGGCGCTATGAGCCGGGACGACATCTTCAAAATCAGGGACGCGTCTGAACGGCAGGCAGCAATTGCCGCAAATCTCAATTTGTTCGGAAAGGAAGAATAATATGGCAGCAAAAAACAACCTGACCATGACAAGCGACGTTCAGGTAACCGCTCGTGAAATCGATTTTGTAACCCGCTTTGCGCGGAACTGGCAGCACCTGCGCGACATTCTCGGCATTATGCGCCCCATCAAAAAGCAGCCGGGCACCGTCCTGAAATCCAAGACCGCAAGCGTGACTCTCGCGCAGAGCGTCGGTGAGGGTGAAGAGATTCCCTACTCCAAAGCTACTGTCATCGAGAAGGACTATGCGAACATCAACGTCGAAAAGTACGCGAAGGCGGTTTCCATCGAGGCGATCAAGGAATACGGCTATGATGTCGCAGTCGCGATGACCGATGAAGCTTTCCTGTATGAGCTTCAGACCAACGTCACGAACCGGTTCTACGACTACCTGAATACCGGTATGCTGACCGTCAGCGAAACCAACTGGCAGCGCGCGCTTGCGATGGCGAAGGGCGCTGTTATCAACAAGTTCAAGCAGATGCACCGCACCGCGACCAACGTTGTTGGCTTCGTGAACGTGATGGATCTGTACGATTACCTCGGTGGCGCAGACATCACCATTCAGACCGAGTTTGGATTCCAGTACATCAAGAATTTCATGGGCTACAGCACGGTTTTCCTGCTGTCCGACGATGAGATCAAGCGCGGCCGCGTGATCGCGACGCCGGTTGAAAACATCGTTCTGTACTATATCGACCCGGCTGACAGCGATTTCGCCCGTGCCGGTCTTGACTACAGAACTGATGGCGAAACAAACCTTGTCGGCTTCCACGTGCAGGGTAATTATTCCACCGCCGTCTCCGAGTCCTTTGCGATCATGGGGCTCACCCTGTTTGCGGAGTATCAGGACGGCATTGCCGTTGCTGACATTGACGAGACCCCGTCGCTCGGCACGCTGACCGTTACTCCGGCAGCCGGAACCGCAACCGGCGACACGAAGATCACGGTAACGCCCGCAAAGGAAGCAAGCGGCAACGTCTACAAGTACAAGGTAGGCGATTCGGCTGAGACTGTCACCTACGGCCAGAACGTCAGAACGTGGTCGACGTGGGACGGCAAGTCCGATATCACGGCGGCTACGGGCAAGAAGATCACAGTCGTTGAGGCTGATGCGACTTACAAGGCGCAGAAGGCTGGCAATGCGACGGTAACGGCGAAGTGATGGAGGTGGCGGTGTGATGCTGACTGAATTATGTGGCGTGCTTCGGAACTGGTTTGAAACTGACAGAATCAGTGGTACGTACACGGTCGAAAACGGCAGCATCACACTGCCGTTTTTGCAAAACGGACAGTTTTTCCGTGTGGTGGGTTCTGTTTTCAACGACGGAGTTCACCAATACCCGGATTACGCGATGGCAGACGAGACATTTGACGGCTCTATCTGGCCGATGTCTGTTCCTCCCGCGCTTCTCTGCTTGGGAGAGGAAATCAAGGCGTGGCAGGAAAAAAACGGCGACGCAGCAGCAAGCCCGTTCACCTCGGAAAGCTTCGGCGGGTATAGCTACTCGAAGGGATCAAGCGGAAGCACGTCCGCGAGCGGGGCCGTGACATGGCAGACGACGTTCAAATCGCGCATGAACCAGTGGAGGAAGATCTGATATGAGTTTACTTGATGATTTTGCCCGCCCGTGCGTGCTGCTCGAAAAAAGCCGCACACCGGATGGAGCGGGCGGATATATCACCACATGGACGGATGGCGCGGAGTTTATGAACTATCAGGCGCTTGACACGTCCATGGAGGCGCGCAGAGCGGAGAAAGAGGGCGTGACAAGCGTTTACTCGGTGCTTGTGCAAAAGGCCGTACCAATCGATTATAACGACTTCTTCCGCGACAAGACGACCGGCGAGACGTACCGCGTCACGTCCGAGCCGAAGGATAAACAGACGCCGAAGTCCGCTAGCTTTGCCCTGAAATACTTCACTGCTGAAAAGAAAGCACTGCCGACATGACAAAAGACAAAGCATTGCACGCGTGGTTCTCACAATTCCTGACGGCCTATCCCGCGTCCAGCGTGCCGGACGACGCCGTTTTCCCGTGGCTGACCTATGAACTGATCACAGGCGCGTGGGACAGCGGAGAAATCGGCCTGACAGTAAATCTGTGGTACTACACCACGCAGGAAGCAGAACCGAACGCGAAAGCGCAGGAAATCTCGGACGCTATCGGCTTGGGCGGCGTGTTTGTGCCGTGTGACGACGGCGCAATCTGGATCAAGCGCGGATCTCCGTGGTGTCAGAACGTCCGGGACGATTCTGATGCAAATATCAAGCGGCGGTACTTGAACATTACAGTCGAGTACATCACCGCAAACTGAAAGGACTGATTTCATGGCGAAATTCACAAAAATACCTGCTGATACCTTCAAGCAGCTGCAAATCAACGCCGGTGTAATTCTGAGCGATTTCACACCGGCGACCGGTGCGTTTGAACCAGAAAATCAGCTGGGCGCAACGACCGGCGGCATTACGTTCGTGGCGACACCGACGTTCTCTGACTACGGCGAAGATGTAGATAATTGCCCCAAGAATACACTCGAACTGAAACGGCTGGATGACGTGGACGTAAAGTGTTCCGGAACGTTTGTCACGGTGACGACCACATCTGCCAAATCCCTTATGGCGGCGGCGGACATCGACGGCACGGACGCAACGAAAGTTGTTCCGCGCCGCGACCTGGACAGTGCCGACTTCAAGGACATCTGGATTGTCGGCGACTACTCTGACAAGAACGGTGCAACCAATGGCGGCTTTATCGCAATCCGTTTGATGAATGCGCTTTCTACCGGCGGATTCCAGCTGAAAACCGCCGACAAGGGCAAGGGACAGATGGCGTTTGAATACACCGCGCATTATTCGATCTCAAAGCAGGATGTCGTGCCGTATGAACTGTACATCAAGGCCGGTACGGCAGAAACCTGATAGGAGGCCGATATGAAACTTTCGGAATTCAGCACCGATAAGGCGGCAGATGTCCTCTGCGAAATCAGCGTATACGCGCTGAACATCGTGGCAGACGAAGAACTCAGGGGAAGCCTGAAAAAGCTGACAGACGACGAAAAGCCGCAGACAGTCGGCGAGAGGTACGCAATCGGCGTGCAGCGCATCGGCCAGTGGATCCCGCTGATCCTGAAAAAGCATAGAGAAGACGCGTTTAGCATTCTGGCTGTGATAAACAGCGTGACAGTTGACGCGATCCGGGAGCAGAACGTTCTCGTTACAATGCGGCAGATCCGGGAACTGGCCGAGGACAAAGATCTCACTGATTTTTTCAAGTCGTGCGCGTCGGAGGCGAAAGCGTAACGCTTGCGCTGCTGGCGGCTCCAAAGATAAGCGCGGGAGGGCTGATTCGCCTTTTGCCGATTTTGATAAAGCGGCAGAACGAGGAATCAGCCTTTCGCATTTATGCGGCGGAGTGTATGCGCACGATCACGGAAAATACAGCGAAATTCGCGGGCGGAAGCTTTGTGCAGGCAAAGTACACCGACATCATCAGCCCGAAGCCGCAGGATAACCGAACCTGCGAGGAGATCACCGCCGACGTTGTACGCCGGTGCGGATTGAAGGTGAAAAAATCCAAAGATGAATCTGTTTGAACTTTTTGTAAAAATCGGCGCCGATACGTCCGAGGCAGACAAGGGCATCGACGAAACCGGGAAGAAAACATTCGGCCTCGGCGAGAAGATTAAAAACGGCCTTGCTACTGTCGGCAAGGCTGCGGTAGTCGGCGTGACGGCAGCGGCGACGGCAATCGGCACGATCGGCACAAAGGCGGTCCAGGCATACGCAGACTATGAGCAGCTCGTCGGCGGCGTGGAGACGCTTTTTAAGGATAGCCAAGATAAAGTCATGGAGTACGCAAACAACGCGTATAAAACCGCTGGGTTGTCTGCGAATGAGTACATGGAGACGGTGACAAGCTTTTCTGCATCCCTGCTGCAGTCTCTCGATGGGGATACCAGTGCAGCGGCAGAAAAAGCAAATTTGGCGCTGACTGATATGTCCGATAATGCCAACAAAATGGGATCGGACATGACTTTAATCCAAAATGCATATCAGGGCTTCGCAAAAGCAAACTATACGATGCTTGATAACCTCAAGCTCGGCTACGGCGGCACGCAGGCCGAAATGCAGCGCCTCCTTGAAGATGCGGAGAAAATTTCCGGTATCAAATACGATATTTCCAGCTATGCGGATATCGTAGATGCAATCCATGTCGTGCAGACCGAAATGGGCATCACCGGCACGACCGCAAAAGAAGCCGCGTCCACAATTCAAGGCTCGTTCGGTATGGTAAAAGCCGCATGGAAGAACCTCGTGACCGGCCTCGCCGACCCGGATCAGAATCTCGGAACTCTCGTGGGCAACTTCACGGATTCCATTGTCGTTGCGGGCAATAACCTGATCCCGCGCATTCAGGAGCTTTTGCCGCGCATTGTGGAGGCGATTACTACGCTGATGGTAACCGTAAGCACGCAGCTTCCGGGCATACTCGGATCCACCCTTCCCTCGCTTATTGAGGGCGCATCAAATCTGGTTACCGGGCTTATGTCCGCGCTCCCGGAAATCCTTACCGTTCTGGGCGATATTGCGCCAACAGCAATTGGAATTCTAGTCCCGGCCATAGTCGAGCTTCTGCCGGAAATCATTCAAACCGGTATAGATGTTGTTATCTCTCTGGTACAAGGCATTACGGAGACGCTTCCGGAATTGATCCCGGCGGCAACAGAAGCAATCATCAAAATCGCTGAAACGCTGACCGACCCTGGCAACCTCGGGAATTTGGTAGATGCGGCACTTGAGATCATCCTCGCTCTGGCGGACGGAATCATTGACGCCGTCCCGAGGCTGCTTGAGGTGGCTCCCAAGATTATCACAAATCTCATCACCGCGCTTATTGAAAACTTCCCCAAAATCATAGAATCCGGTGTAAAGCTTGTCATGTCGCTCGTCGACGGCCTGATTAAATCCATTCCGCAGCTTACTGCGTCTGTGCCAAAGCTTATTATCGGGATTGTACAGGGGATTCTTAACAATCTTCCGCAGATCATCATGTCCGGCCCGCAAATCATTATGGCGCTTATTGAGGGGCTTATTAGCGCAATCCCCGAGTTGATTCTGGCAATTCCAACGCTGATCCAATCGATTGTAGATACGTTCCTCGGCTACGATTGGGGCAGCATCGGAACGAATATCGTTGACGGCATCAAGAACGGATTCCTGCATATGTGGGAGAGCCTAAAGCGGACGGTAAGCGATATGGTCGATGGCCTTGTAAGCGGTGTCAAGAGCATCCTCGGTATTGCGTCCCCGTCTAAAGTCTTCGCCGGAATCGGCGGCTACATGGCAGAAGGACTTGGACAAGGCTTTGACCGCGAAATGACTGACGTTCGGAAGAATATCGAGGATCAAATGACCTTTGGCACAACATCCTTCTCCGTGTCCGGCGCGGCAAAGTCCTCCGTCGGTGTTGTGAACGGTCTGCTTGCCAACAATCAGCCGAACCCGCTGACACAGGTGAATCTTGTCGTTGACGGCCAAACGCTGGCGCGGGTACTGTTTGACCCGCTGCGAGGCGAAATTCTGCAAAGGGGTGTGTCACTTGCGTAGAATTAAAATCACGGACGGCACAAACACAGTCACCCTTCTGCGTGATCTCGTGTTCACGATTCAGCCAAAGGATATTGGCGCAACCGCGACAATGGCGTCCGGAAAGACGGTTATGGATATCATCGGGGTAAAAAATGAATTGATAATCCCAACGGGATGGCTTTCTGTCACGGACCTCAGGATGCTGCGGAGCATGATCAACGCAAAGCACGTCCTGAGTGTGACGTACCCTGATGTTGACGGCGATAAAACACGGGATTTCCTGTTCAGTCAGCCGGAGTACAAGGCCATTATCTACGATGAGGATGGGGTTTCCCAGTGGTGCGGCGTTACAATCACCGCAACGCAGCAAGGGGTGGACTGATGCAAAAGGTATCAAGTGGATTTACGCCGTTTTCTGCCGTCCGGGATATTGGAATGCTCGTCCGGTTTTACCTCGTCGATCCATCCGCAAAAAAGAACGGAACGGTTTCGGCATCGGATTCCGCGCCGGGGACCAGCGCAAGCGAGACAATCAGCGAAAACGAAACCATATCCGGGAATTTTGCCGGGCTGGAGCTGAATCGATGGATGCTGGATGGCACAATTGATACCCCAAATGACGGATTTGAAGGGCAGCAAACAGGTTGGTGGAGCGGGGAAGTTTCGGACGAAAATGCGGAGCTGGACAGTACCCTTACCTTTGAGTTCTCCGCGCCGGTGTCGACCGTTGGCTGGTCGCTGCTGTTCGACGATAAAATGCAGCAGTATCCGGCCCAGATCACACTAACCGCATACGGGAGCGACAACGCCGTGATTGCAGCCGCAACAAAAGTGATCACACAGGTTCGGCAGAACATCAGCCTGCCAGCGGCAAATTACACAAGGCTGACGCTTCAGTTCGATAAGACGTACTTGCCGAAAACACGGGCAAGGCTGCGGCAGATCGATTTCGGCCTGACGGAAACATATGAAAACGATAGCCTGGCAAATGTGCAGATCGTGGAGGAAGCGTCCGTTTCCTGCGATGCTTTCCCGTCGAGGCAGATATCCTTTACGCTTGATAACGCTGATCACAGATACAACATTCTTAACCCGGACGGCATATTTGCAGTAATCCAGGATGGGCAAAAGCTCCTTGCAAAGTGCATCATAAACGGCGAAAGCGTAGACGTCGGGGAATTTTTCTTCACGTCGGTAACGGCAACAAATTCTGGCGTAACGGCGCAGCTGGTGGGCAATGATATGGCAGCGGCGCTCGATCGGGTAACATATGAATCAGGAAGCGCTACCGCGTGCGAACTGCAAGCGGCGGTCGCCGCCGTCCTGGACGGCTATGATATCACGGTAAGCTATGGCGGCAATGCGGCAGAAAGAACAGTTGTTCCCGCAATTCCCAGAAAAGCAACGCGCCGGGAAGCAATCCGGCTGCTGGCACAGGCGGCCATGTGTTCCGTGTGGTTTGATAGAGCTGGGGAGCTGCATATTGCGGAGCTGTCATCCGGTGTTGTGCGCGGGGCCATAACGCCGAACGAACTGTATGATTACGACGGTGTGAGAATCGCGGAAGCAGTTGACTGCGTGGAACTGCACATCAAGAGCGATTACTCGGATAGCGTCGACGAAACGGTAACAGCCGGGAGCGGAAAAAACATCAAGAGCATCAGCAATCCGTGCGTGGCCCCAGAAAACTATCAACGCGTCGCTGCGTGGTTGCTGGCACAGTATAACCGCCGCAAAATCTATAGCGTAAAAAACCGGTGCAACCCGGCGCTCGAAACCGGGGACACGATCAAAATTTCGGACGCATTCGGACAGAATGAGAGCGCGGTGCAGACGGGCCTCGCGCTAACATTTGATGGGGGGCTTTACGCAATCACAAAAGGAGTGGGTGTATGAGCACGATTATCGATACCCTCATCACCGACCGGACGCAGGCGGACGTGGAGCGCGTCAAGGCGCTTGCCGGGAAGGGCTTTGCCGCCATGACTTCCGACGAGCAGGCGGAATGGCTTGCTGGGATGAAGGGCGCGTACAACGCCTCTGATCTCAATCGCGTGGGAACCGCCCTGAACTATCTGGCGGCGCGCCTCAGCTCGATCTGCGGCAAGAGCATCGCGTGGACGGCTAAAACCGATTGGGCCGTAACGGACATTATAACGGCTTCACAGGCCGTGGCATACCGCAAGCAGGTGCAGGACATTCGCGACGCGCTTGCGTATCCTGCCGGGACGCCGGACGTGCCGCAGCTGGCGCGCCTGACCTACATCGGCGCGAATGATATCGAGCGCATTCTTGCGCTCTGCGAAGACTTAATCGTCAACGTTGCAAAATCTTTTCGCCACACCGGCGCGGCGGAGTGCGCCGCAGGAGGATTACTCACATGAAAGATAGGCAGCCAACACAGGTTTTAGCCAACGGCGCGATCCGGTATGGCGTCTATAACGCCGACGGCACGCTCAATCACTACGAATACCTCAAGCGCGAGGATGCGCCTACCGTCGAGGGAACGCCCCTCAACAAGGCGAATCTCCTGTCCGATACCACTGCCGCGAAGATCTGGCCCGGCTCGAAGAAGCCGGACGACCCGACCGTGAACGACGCGCTTGGCAAGCTTTCGGAGGGTACGGCCAAAGTCGGCGACATCGCTATCACCGCCCGCACAGACCTCTCCGATGCATGGCTCCCGTGCGACGGGCGCACTGTATCACAGGAGCAGTATCCAAAACTGTTTTCTGTGCTCAGAAGCTCTGCCGCGCCGCTTCCGTGGGCGTTGAAGACATCGAATATTCAGCCTGTAGCTATGTGGTATCTGAATGGGGAATGGGTCGGCCTACACGACAGAAAGTTCTGGACGTCGCCCGATTTGGGGACGTGGACGCAGCAGGCGGATATGCCGCCCGGACTCTTGTTGGTATCGGATGTGCAGTATGCAAACGGCACTTATTACGCTGTTTTTTCCGGAGACTCCACAGAGGCAAACGGAGTGTACACAACGCATAGCCTCGATACGCCATTTACGCTATATGCAAGCGGCAGCCTGCCTGGAAGCGCTGGACTGAAGATGTTTATTACGCCAAACGTTCTGTATATCTACGTAGTAAGAGGCGAATACGGAGCCTATAACAATTACGAGGGAAGAAGCGTAAGCGCCAGCTACGTAAACCAAACAACGAAAGAAATAGTAAGTATCTCAAATTCTATCAGCGGAATTGTATTTTACGCCGAAGAAAAGGACTGCTTTTACAAGCTGAACTGTAGCACCAGCGGCATACTGGAGACTTCAAAGGCAAAAAACCTGATCAACCCGACGTGGGAGGCAGTCAGCAGCGTAAACATCAAAGAATTAACTCCGTCCTTCAACCAGCCGTCGACGTACACCTATCACGCCCTGATGTCAGCTTACCATTGTGGGGCAAATATAATTGCTTTTTTTGCACTGGTGAACGCTGCTTTCTCTGGTGCGGGAACCACGATGTATAGCGGATATATGGTATACAGGTATTCTGCGGACTACGGTGCAACGTGGGAAAACTGGAAGGTAGTTTCCTACAAAACCGATAGTTACTCGCTCGACAACTATACGAACGGCAAATACGAAAACGGGCTTTTGGTGCTTTCAGAAACCGCAAGCGAATCTGAAAGTGCTGATCGAGCGGAAAAGATCATTGCGATCAGCGCTCCAGCATCCGGCCCGGTATATGGAGACGTACTGGGGAGCAGCGTCGACAGTATTGCACTATCGCCGGACGGGGAGGCGGCATACATATCATCGAATGGGCTGGCGTACTGCGATTATAGCGCGGCGGGAAAAGAAATCCCTACCATCGGGACGGACACAAGAAGCAATGCCTACATCAAGGCGCTGGAGGAATAGCCATGCGGGATAGAATCGGCACAAATGATCTCGCAAACGGGGCCGTCCGCTACGGGGTGTATGACGCGGCGGGAAGCCTTCTGCGGTATGAATGGCTTCGCCCGGAGGACGAGCCGCTGGAGGCCGGGACGCCGCTCACGGCCGGGAACCTGCTGACGGCACAGAGCGCTGCAAAGATCTGGCGAGCGGGCGACGCACCGGCGAACCCGATGGTAAATGAGGCATTCGGGAAGCTGTCGGAGCCGAATTATCACATCGGCGATATCCTCACGACCGTCCGCGTGCTCTCCGCCCCGTGGCACGCGTGCGATGGCTCAACCTTCGATCAGACTGCATACCCGGCCCTCTACGCCGTCCTCGGCGGCACGACGCTGCCGACGATCAGCTATTCCAGCGATACCACCACCTACATCAAAATGGCGGACGATTAGCCCGGCAAATAAAAGAGAAAGGTACAGAAAAATGGACACCAAAACCATCATCGTCACCCTCGTCTGCGCCGTGCTTGGCTCGTCCGCGCTGACGGCGGTAGTCAATGCCGTCGTCGGCGCGATACAGAAAAAGCGCGGCAAGGCGACAACGCAGGAGGAGCACCTAGGAGAGATCGACAAGAAGCTCGACAAGATGCAGACGCATCAGAACGAGCAGTATCTGGCGATCCTCCGGCTGACCATCATGTCAGAGGAAATGCCAATGGCTGAACGTCTGATTGCCGGAGAGAAGTATAAAAAGATGGGCGGGAACGGCGACGTGAAAAAATTCCTGCACCAGCTGGAGGCGCAATGCGGGCATAGCAGTGCGCAATAAATTGGGAGGCAGATATGCGGGTAAAAGGCAAGTGGAGCAAGGGCGAAATGGCGCGAACC